TCTCGTACTTCTTGAGCCGCAATTCATCGTCTTTGTCATCCTTCTCTGACTCTAAAAGCTGTATCTGTTTAGTCATTTCATCAATTTGTTGCTTGCCTTGCTCAATCATCGCTTGCACTTCGGGCGGTAACTGTTTCTGTTCGCCGTTTTCATCTTCATTTTCTTGCAGTTGTGGCGGGAGCATCTTTTTCATGCGCTCGGCAATCTCATCCGCCCCGTCCCAATCCATGGCTTTAATGATTAAATCACCCGCAATCTGCATAATTGCAGGATTAACACGGGCAATCTCAACCATGCTATTCAACGCCTCAATACGCTTAGTTGCATAACTTGCGCCTTGAGTCACGACTAAATCATATTTGCCTGTCGTTAAGTCGATGTTCTTTGGCTCGCCTTTTTGCATCACTACTTGATTGATACGCTCTAATTTCTTTGAGCCATCACTACCCATGACCGACACAACACGCGCAGCATCGTAAATTTTAGGTATTAAGTCGATAATGATACGACCCGTCCATTTGATAGCCCGTGCAATGTTGTCAATATATGCAAAGTTAGCAGTATCACCTTTGCGTTGTTGAGCAAGAATAGCCCGTCCCGACTTCTCGTTATCTTGTTCGCCTAAACTTGCACTAAATATTCCAGTGGTAGATTTCATCTCGTCAACGCACATCAAAGCCGCTTCTGTTGCACCTTTATCCATTATTCCTGCATTTATACGGCTAGGTGTTGGCGATTGCGTGTCATTTACGACCAAATACGGCGCGTTAGATGTTAGGCTGTCTTGCCATTGGTCTTCGTAACCTTCAATTTGTTTTGCGGTCACCAACACAGGAGCTTTAGGAGCTAATGCCTTTTGCTCAGTGTCAATCGTGCGCCAGTAGTTATACATCCGTTGTGGGTCTTTAGCAAACCGTACAAGGCCGCGTAATGTGCGCTTGCCATCTACTAAATCCTCTTTACCATTAACACCAACAATCGGCAAATACTTACCTGCCCAGTCGGTTGTTTCTAAAATACCTGCACCGCTCATCATGCAGCACTTAATCTTAGTGATTGTCGTCTCACGTTGATTAACGATAAGCGAGTCATCTTCTGGCTTCTCGAGTGTTACCTGTGTATTTCCTTCAAAGTCTTGGATAGCGTAGAGTGTCGCTTTCTCATCTACTTTGTGCCAATACTCAGCGACAATCACTTGATCTTTATCAACAATCCAATCGCTAGTGAAGTCATCAAAGTTATAGTCTGATTCCTCTTTTTTCGGCCATCTTTTCTTGTACTCATCTTTCGTTAGCTTAACGCGCACAGTCACATGACGCGCATCGGAATAATCAGGTAATACGGCGTTTTTATCAAAGTACACAGATAACGGGTCACTAATGCGCTCGATGCAAATAATCTGATTAAAACTATCTTCGCTTTCGTACTCAGTTTTAACGCGCCACGCACCAAAGCCAAAACACGCGGTATGTTCTACGGCAGTATCATAAGCAAAGTCAGCGTTACTTTCGTTTTGAATTGAGCGAATAAGGCCATCATAAATAGCTGCAATATCTTCGTCGCCATCTTCGCCAGCGTGAACCTTGATACTTGGCTTATTTTGACGCGCATCACCCACAATCTGATCAATAAACGCAGGTAAGCGGTTAATCGTTTGGATAGGCCGTCCTGACAACTCACGGCCTTTACGAATTAAGTCAGGCCATTGGTCGCCAGCAGCAAAACGCTGGTCATCACGCATTAATTCGCGTTCTTCGCTCTTAGCGTCAATATCCGCTTTGATGTTGTCGCAATACTGCGTGTATAAATCCTGGTCTTTCATGTTGTCGTCTCGACAATAAAGTAATTATTAACCCATCCAGCCATGCTGTACATACGCCTTTTTAATCGGCTTATGCTTTACTGATTCTTTATAACCTTGTGCAAACTGCCTTAACGCATCTGCCGCCTCGCTGTTTCCGTCTGTCTTGCAAGGGTCATCACTCCAACACCCTGCACGATTATTCCATTTCTTTTTGTACCCGTCTAAATGCGCTATGCCTTCTTTGCAATGCGTCTCATCAAAATAGAGCGTGTTAAATATATCACGAGTTTGGTTAATACCTGCAATCAATGTTTCTGTTCTTGCAACTGTCTCGAACTTATGCCCTTTCATCAATTCTTCTAACATTTCGCGCGGTGACTTGTTTGTTTCTTTGCCTTGTCGTACGTGGTCAGCATCATGCGGTAAATAATGAGTGCCAAACACCACACCAAGCGATTGTAACCATGCTGCCGCGTGTGAGTATGTTTCGCCCCATGATTCATAAAACCTAACAAATCTATTTTCCATTCCAACCTTTTGATGCACCCAAATCGCAGTACCATCGCTGTTGCCAATATCCCAAAACGTATTGCATGGCACACTAGACAACAAAGGTATATTGCAAATACGGCTATCTTTGCGCGTTTGTGCCATTTGAGACTTAAACCAACAACCCTCACTAGATTGTTGAAACGCTTCTTGCTCAGTGCTTGGGTATTCTTGCCACATACGCTCATCATCCCCGCTAAAATCAGCGTCACGAGTGGCAATGTACCATGCTCGCTGCTCTAGTGATATTACCGAATTAATCTTGCTTTCGATAACATCAAAATAGTCATGGTCTTTTTTGCTGATAACCACGCTTTGTGGGTCAAGTTTATATCCTTCCTCTTGCCACCACGGGAAGAAGTGAAAGCGATAATCCTTTTTGTTTAGCTCAGAGCCTTGGTCGCGCAATCGCATCGCACGTTGGCACATCTTATAATAATCGCCGTCTTGACCTTCGGCTGTTGACTCTATGATGACAATGCCGTTAATCGGTACAGACGGAATTGAGCCAGTGATAACCTCCGCAGCTTTATCGGGATATTTAGCGCAAATCTTGCCAAACTCTGAAATGTGCAAACGATGGATAGTACCTGAACGCATTGACGTAGCGACACGGATTGAGCTGTTGTTGTGTGAGAATAACAATTCGTCGGCAGCGTCTTTAATCAACGGCATTTGTGATAAGAGCATGGGCGGTAGATTAAGGTACGCAAACTTGACCTTGTCTCTAAAAATAGCCTTGGCCGCGCCGTCATCTTGAGCAATGATGCCGCATCTCATGTTGGCCGTGAATAACGCAGTATCAAGCCACACTATGCAAGCTAATGTTGTGAATCCTAATTGACGCGCTTTTAGAATGATGTTTCTGTGCCACATCTTCTTGATGAGCTTTATCTGTGACTTGTTCGGCTTGAATGGGATAACAAGGTTTGTTTCGTCGTTATCACCTTTGATGATGATTTTATATAGCGCACCTGAACAAATGCGCCACATTGGGTCTGATAAGCACTTCTTAAATTCTTCTGGTGTTTTTGGTACAAATGACGGGTCAATCATCATCGTCAGCCGTTGATTGACTGACTCCTAGTGAATTGCCCTGCACTTGAGTTAGCAGTAATGAGATAGGGTCGCCATTCGCGCCAGTAACTTCTTGTGTTATTTTGTCGCCGTATTTTTTTGGTGCAAGTTTAGACATTGCCCATTTGCGCGTATCAACTTTTAGTCGTGAACGCTGAATCGCTTCGTGATTAGTGCGTGGATTGCCTTCGCCATCAATAATTTCATCTAATGAAACATCGTCAGAAATAGCAATAATTTCGTCGAGATAATGCTCGGCTTGTTGTTCCCTCGCGCGCGCGTATCTGTCCGAAAACTCCTTGTCAACAGTCAGCCAATTATAAACTACAGATGTAACTGGCATTCCTTCGCTTGCACAAATAGAAACCATGCTTTCGCCTTTTGCAATGCGCTCGCATATCTCTAAACGTATTGATTCAGGATATGCCACTATCTCATCCCCTTAACAATCCACCAAACAAAGTAACCAATCCAACAGCCAAAACCTATTATTACACAAATACCCGATATTAAGCATAGTTGTAAAAACAGTTTTAGGGCTTTCATTTCTTGCGCCACTCGTTAAATGACTGTTTCAAGTTCGGCAACGCTATAATA